AGACAGGCTGGCCGAGCGAATTGGTTCCATATAGCGAGAGTATGTAGGCATCGCCCTGACCGCCGCGCTGTGGATCGATCCGGTTCAGTTCCTCCTGGCTGAAGTAGAGCTGGCGGCCGGTGATCGCATAGCCATCGAGCAGGTTGACAAGAGACAGGTACCGCGCGAACTGACCGTCAGGGCCGGTCGAAGTGACCGGGAGGAACGGCGCGGCGTAATAGCACTTTAAGACCTGGTAGTTGAGACCGGCGCCGGATACCTGCGCGTATGGCGCGTCGATTGTAAGGTTGCCGGCGCCGTCCCAATTGACAATCGTATAATTAGGTCCGATAGGCGCGTTCAGACCGTTCGCCGAGGTTCCGAGTCTGATCTGGTAGCCAACCCCCAAAATAGCCGAGGCAAGCGGCGGATTCGGCGGTAACGGGTTTGTTGGAATCGTGTTGAGCGCGGTTGTCGCTGCCGTGTCCATCACGACCAGTGTTGTGCCGTTGGCTACAGTGCAGGTACCCAGGGAGATGACTGCGGGTACATATATCTGAGCATTGGATATAACTTGCCAGGACCACATCCGGTAATCGTTGATTCGCTTCCAGGCGCGGTTAATAATTCGCTGCGCCATCGGGTCCGGAAGCGATGCCACCTCGCCTTTAAGCTCCTGGTAAAGCTGCTGAAAGGTTAGAAGCGGATAAGGCAGCGGAGTAGTAGACACGTTGCCTCCGTTGCCTCCAGTCTAGTACGGCGCAATACCGATGAGCCTGACAAGTTCGTTGTTGAGCGCAACCCCAGTAGCGACCTGCAAGGAGTTAGACGTGTTAAACCACGCGGCAGCCCATGTTGTATTACCAAGCCCCTGGTTGTAAGACGTGATCTGGAAAATCCACACGTAGTAGTTGCCGGAAGAAGAGATACCTTCGCCTATGAGCAGGATCGCTTCAAGACCGGTTTGAAGACCGAAATTTGACGGGCCGATCGGCTGGCCTCCGGTGGGAACCGAACCGGCAACATTAGCCGAGCCTGGCGTGAACTGCACGTAGGATGCAGGCCCGGCAAAGTCGATGATTGCGTACGGACGGTCGCCCAGTGCGCCGTTGCGCGGGCTATCCGCAAATGGAGTGATCGCCATAAGGTTACTCGCTTTACTCGCTTACTCAGGCGCGGCTTCGGTCTCTACGAAAGGCTCCACGTTAACCACACCGTCAACCGGGCTGACCCAACCGCGAGAGTCCTCGAACTCGATCTCGGCGCTCATACCTACACACCCTTCAGCCGGAAACCCGCTATTGGGAACCGCTTTATAAAACTCGGGGTAGCCGTTCAGCCATCCGAGCAGGTTGTCGTAGTTCTGCGTCGTGTACTTCACCCCAGCTCGACTGAACGGATTGGGGTGTGCCGGATCGACCGCGGGCTTGTCGAATTGGATCAGACCGGTCTCATCGCGCCGGATCACACGCAAAGCCAACATACCAGGGCCGGAGATGGCGAATTTCTGCTGGCCCACCTCAAGCCGGAGTTGGTTGACTTTACGAGAATCGAGGCGAGCCGCCAGTTCCGCTGTCGCTTGCTCCTTATCTTTTGCCATACGTTAAGCCTCCTTTTAACCTACGCCGCCGCCGCCGCCAGGATAGTACTGTGGTCCGCCGATACCGAGCATGACCGGACTGATCGTGTTCACAACCGGTACCGTCTCCCAGACACGGCCCAGGACGAGTTTGAGGAGCGAGACAATGACCGTCTCGTTGTCGCCGAGCACATCCGCGTACTGGGTCGGCGTCTGGTTGACAAACACGAGATCGCCAACCTGCGGCGTGGTCTTGGTGATAATCGAACCGAACTTGACCTCGGCGATGCCGGCTGTCTGGATAAACCAGTAATTACCTTTGGCTGTATTGCAGAGCGCGATGCCTGCGATCTGACCTTGCGGCGCCGCAAAATCCGGTGTGACAATAAAGCCGCCGCCAGGGAGCAGATTGGTCGCGGAATCGAGCCAGAATACGATCTGGCCTTGCACCGCGGCCGCCGCAGTGGATGACGCATAGAACTGCACGTATTGATAATTGCCTGCATACAACTGCTGGCCGTTCACCGGGTCGGTGTAGTAGTTGGCCGCGTCCTTGCCAATCACCAGGATCTTGCCGACTTGGCCACCGTAGGACTGAACGATAGATCCAGATACGCTGGATGTCGCGACAACCGTGCCGGGTGCCGGGTCGCCTACGTAAGTCGAGGTGTTCAGGTACCGCTGTGTGATGATCGCATCGCCGATTACGCCTACCATAGATTCTCCTTTAGCCCCGCTCTCGTTCTCGCTCTACTCTAGGAAGTCCAGCCATACCCCTGAACACCGGTCCAGGGCGCTACGTTCTCGACGTTCACCGCGGCTTTCAATTGCGATGCAATGCGCGTGTTGTCGGGGGCGCGGATGAAATCGGTGGGCGAAAAGCCAAACTCGCTCGACGCCGACAGCCGGAAGGCAACGCGCGACAGATTGAAGAAACAGCCGACTTCGCCGACTGTCAGGGTCTTCGACAACGGGAAGTTAGAACTGGTTGTCGCAGGCGACGTGAATGTGCCGGTCAGATTCGACCCGCCCGGATTGGTCGTCTTGCCGTAAGCCGTGAAGCTTGACGGGAAGTAATCGTCCACCATCACAATTGCGTTCTTGAACCGGAAGCCCATCGCGCCGAAGAACGGATCGCGAACCGAAGATCCTTCCTGACCGAACCGCTGTTGCTGCTGGATGCGGTTCTCAACAAAGTTATTGAGCGGCTTGTTGCAGGTGAACAGGTCGGGCTCGTCCATACCGCGCTTGGCGAGGATGTACATTGCATTAAACTGCGCGTACTGGATGGTGCCGGCCGCGCCGGACGCCTGGCCGCCCCAGTAGGTATTGCCGTTAAGGGCCGCGCCGATTGCGCCGTTGCGGGTCGCGGTGCCGTAGGTGGTATAGGCGTTACCGTCGTAACTGTAGTCCACACCGTTGTTGAGGAACTCGGGCCAGCCGTTCATATTGATTGTGCGCGGCGCGACCTGACCGTTCTGCTGAAGGTCGAGCGCCATGATCGTGCTCATCGTTAGATAAGCGTTCGCCATATCGGTCTCAAGGAGCGAGAAAACAGCCAGGTCGCCCGTGTTCAGGACGCTGATGTCTTCCAGGTACTCGATGATCATCACGACGTAGTAACGCGGGTCAAATACGTTCGATGAGATTGTCAGCGGTTTGGTGAGGTTGAACCCGCCGATGCCCTTCGAATAAGCGCCACCGATAAGAGGAGCGTACAACTGGAGGTTGCGCATGAACGCGCCGCCCTCGAACGGGACCAGGCACTTCGAGCGCAGGTGGGCCTGGAAGACGGAGGAGAGGAAGAACTCATCCTCGATCGCATCCTGGTTCACTTCAGGGAGCGTAGTCTCGTTGATTGGATCGAGAAGCGGGTCCGCACCGCCCGCGATCACATGTGTCGCCAGCCACGCGACCAATTGCTCATGTGTATAACGCATTATCGAATGCTCCTTTACGCTACTTTTTTACCTGCGCGTTGCTCCAGGAATTTGGCCGCGGCGCGTTGTGCGCCGGACGGACCGCGGTCGCCGGTCTGCCTCACATGCTGTCCGGGTCTGACTTCAAGCGACGGTACGCCCGATTGCTGCGGAACCGCCGGTTTATTCGGGTCCATTTCGTATTGCTGGAATCGGGTCTTGAATGCACGAGAAATACCAGCGCCATCGCCCAGTTCCGGCGCGGACGGCGTCACCACGTTGAGCGCTTCGTCTTGTCTGCGCTTGGCTTCAACGACTTCGCGCTCCGATTCCCAATTCTTCTTGAGACCTTCGTCGCGTTTTTGCATACGCAGACCGTCGCCCCAGGCGCCGGCGCCAATCTGATACTTCTGCTCCCAGGCATCCTTGAGGGTTTGCTTGTTCTCGCGGGCGAGTTTGAGAATCTCATGTTGCTCGGCGGCGGTCATACGCTTGCCGGTCAATTGCTCATGCTCGTAAGCGATATCGCCCCAGACAACGGGCAGCGCGGCGAGCGAGCCAAGTTCCGGGACCAGGGTCCTGGTCAGGTTCGCTTCAATCTCTTTGGTGAGTTCGGTCTTGAACGCGGCGAGGCGCGCGTCCAGGTCTTCCGTGTTATCGACCACTTTACCCTTCTTGGCGGTTTCGATCAGATCGGACATGCCGGGCAGGTCTTCATCGGTGAGCTGGTATTTCTCCTGAAGGAGTTTCATCAGTTCACGCGCTTTGGCGGTCGAGATCCGGTGACCGGCCAGTTCCTTAAGTATGCCGTTCTTTTCATCGTCGGCTGCGGTAAGCGCGGTACGCGCCTGTTCGAGCTGGGTCTTGAGCGTGGTCGAATCGGTCTCGAAGGTCTTGCGGTCGTCTGCGAACTTCTGGGTTTTCTGCGTGTAGTCGGACTGGCGCATAAAGCCGCCGACGAACTTGGTTGCGAGAGCGTCGTTTTTTGAGTAACGGTCCTGAAGGAACGTCGCCATCTCGGCGTCATCGCCAGCGGCTTCAGCAATACAATCGGCCAACAGCTTTTTGTCTACGGGCATTTCGCCTCCTCACAGTCCGGCAGGCGGATTGCTGTCTCTGGACAGGCCGCGGGCGGGTTGCTGTATATCGTCTTCATGCCAGTGTGTTCGGGACGGGCGGTTCCTTGAGTCCCGGACTCGATACGATTTGCCTTTGTGCCGAGCGAATCGCTTCCGAAGCGCTACGGAGAGCCTTGGTGGCAGTCGGATACGACTGCCCCATATCGAGGAGACTGGCTTCCATAGCGCGCAATGCCTGCACGTCGGTTTTCAACTTCGCATCCGCGCTACCGGCAGCGCCGTCAGGCGACTGCGGTCCACCCTGAGGTTGGTCCGGGGAACCCTGACCGGGAATACGTCCCGACGAATCGTCGGCGACTCCTTGAGCCGCTGGCGGGTTCATTCCGGCAAGCATCGAGGGGGAGGCGGATGCTGGTGAATTGAGTTCAGGCACTCGGAACGAAGATCCTTTCGGTTGTACAAAGGGTTAAAGGTTGAATACGTCCAAGAACCCGGTCCGGCAGGGAGTCGAAGCCTGCCGGACCGGGCTCAAACCATCAGAGTGCAGTGGTTATCGCATCTTCATCCGCTTCCGGCCACGTCGTTTCTTACCGGCGGTGTCAGGACCGAATGAATCACGAACTTCCATGACTACCTCCAGACCGGTATTACTACCGTTTCTTCTTGCCGCGATGCCGCTTTCGGCCCTCGGACTCCTGTTTGATTCCAAACATGAGTGTCTCCCTTCCCCGACCACCGGATCAATCCGGCTATCGGTACTTGAGATAAGCCGATCACTACAGCCAACCAACCGTTACGGAAAATGCGAAAAGGCGGATTCACTGGCATCCGCTCCAGTAAATCCGCCTTCTGCTTACGGCCCACCCACTGCCTGACCGAGCTTCCGGGAACGATCAATCGCCACGATGAACGTCCTTCAGGAATGACGTTACAGTACAACAGGGAAGGATGTCAAGGAGGATGTCAAGGAGGATGTCAAGGAGGATGATGTCAAGTGCAAAAAGTGTAAGTGTAGTGTGAGTGTAGATTCTACACGTCAGGCGGCTGGGTCTCGCGGCTGGACGCCCACTTCAGATCCATTGCCTTTCCTTTCGAAAAATTGACCTGGAGCGAGCCGGTGTGACCCAGACGGTGTATGGTTTCAAACACCTCCTCTATAGAGGAGGCAGGCAGGCGTACTTCGACATGCAATTTAGCGGACGGCTTCGCGCCGGTCAATGTCGAGAGCGAGTGACCGTTCAGGAAGCCGTTCGATTTGCGTTCTTCATTCACTGATCATTAGTGCCAAAGCGGACGGTGGAGTGCCGCGCCGCCACCAATGCCGCCCACCTGACCGAGCAGGAAGTAGAGCAAAACGATCAGGCAGATCGCGCCCCAGATCCAACGGACAGGGACCGGGAAGCCGGCGCGGTCGCAGATGTAGAATCCGCCCCAAACAACGGCGATGAACATGAACCAACAATGTAATCAGATCCATGACAATCTCCTCTCTTTACTGTTTGCTAATGACCTGATGTTCTCACAGTCGATGCCGCGCCGCCTTGCTTCTGCTCCATCGTCGGCGACTTCTGAAAGGTCTCCGGGCGGCCTTTCGAACCCTTACCCTTGCCGCCGCCCATCGCGCTTGCGATGCGCGCCTGGATCTCCAGTTGGACGGTGTACTTTTCAATCTCATTGCGCGCCTCGCGCATCTCGCCGGTTTCCGGGTCCTTGATCATACACGGGCCGAAGTTTTTGACATCGAACATTTCGGCTAGTGTCCACCAGGAAAGCGGGAAATTTACCTTCATCAGTTGAAGCATAAACAACTTCCGGGTGGTGGAGTTCAGTTCATGCAACGAATACGGAGTGACGCTGAAGGTGAAGTTATTCTTGTGCCAGCGCGCGCGCTCAAACTGCTGGACCGAGAGGGTCGGCATTCGGATATCGGTGCCCGGCTCATAATTCCATGAGCCGTCCGGCCCTTCGGCCATCGCGAGCATCTCGCCTTTATGCTGCGGGTCCTCGGCGAGCGGGATGAGCGTGCCCGGCTCAAAATCAAAGTCTTCCTCGGTCACTCCTTCAGGACCGAGCATTTGCATACGGCGCTTGGCGGTAGCGAACTGAAACCAGTCCGACTTCCACATTTCGCCGAGCATCCGAATACCTTCCTCCATATTGCGCGACTGGTCTTTGACGAGCGGTCCCATCGCTTCAAGTATCTTCTCGGTTGAGTCGCCGGCCGGAGTCTGGCGGGCGCGGGCGAGAGCCGATACGTCGGCCACACCCATCTGGTCCTTGAGGATGGAAGGAAGGATTTTGGCTGCCGTCTCGATGATCGCCGGGTTGGTCTGATACCACTGGTAAGGCATCATTGGCTTCCAGGCGGAATCCGGGTTGTTCAGCGCCATATCGATTCCGGTGCGTAAGCCGGGAATGCGCGGGTTGATCGTCTGAAGGAGCGCGGTCGCGGTCGAGCCCCGGTCATAAAAAGCAGACGGGTTGAGACTCAAATTCATCTGGTCGCCTACACCGCGCCATAGCTCGATCGCCAGCTTCTCTATCGACTGACCATACCGGGTGATCGGAAACCCCAGAAAGTTCCAGGCCCAGTCATCACACCGGAATTGAACGTAGGGAACGCGACCGTCCCAACGGTAAGAGGATTGATGCTCCGGCGCCGGGTTCACAACGCAACTGTCGGTTGCAATAATCAGGCGGCGGTTGGGATAGATGTAGCAATCCTCACGCCGCGCCTT